AGAACGTCGCCGTGGTTGCGCGGGTGAAGCTGATGCGGGAGTCGAGCGTGTTGGACGCCGTGAAGTCGAGATTAAGCGAAGCCGCAGACGGCCCGTAAGGGTTGCGCAGGTTAGCGCCTAGCCTGTTGAGCGATCCTTGGCTGTTAAGCATTAGTTTGTCTCCGTCACGTACAGCGTGCCGTCGGCGCTGCGCCGCACCGCAGAGATTTTATCCTGCGGGTTGACGCGGATATACTCAACCGTGCCCGCAGGCAGGTACGCGCTGCTCGTCGTGGCGGTCGGGTTCGCGCCGGTGGAGATGAAACAGTCGGTGGTCGCCACCACGCGCACCACGCTGGTTTGCGCGTTGAATGCGTTGGAGGCCGCCGCCGTGCCCGTGTAGGCGACGGCCTGCGAGGCGCCCAGCCCCACCGCGTCCAAGTATTGACCGTTAAGGTCTTCAGCTTTGATCGTCATCTATCTGCCCTCGAAAGTTAAGCACCAGGGAACTGCGGCGGCATGGCCGCCGACTCAACAGAAACAGGCGGCCGCATCATAGGCGGCAGCGGCTCAGGCGGCAGAATCTCAGGGATCACCGGGCGCTGCACGCTCGGGCTCGCCACGCGCGGCTCGGCCATCATCGCCTTGATGCTCTCGACGTCCACGGCCGTGCCGCTCTTCAGCTGGATTTCATAGGCGCGCAGCATCATCTCGGCCTCCTGCTTGTCGCGCGCGCGGTCATCCTCGAGCAGCATCTGCTGGCGCTTGAGCTCCAGCTCCGCCTGCTTGTTCTGGATGTCCGCCATGATCTTCTGGCGCTCCACCTCGGCCAAGATCATCGCCGGGTCAGGCGGCGGGGGCGGCGGGGGCGGCTGCGGCGGCATCAGCGACGGGTTCGAGAAGAACTCGTCGGCGTTCTTGTATCCAGATGCCTGCACCAGACGCGCGAGCGTGTTCCGGTACTGCTGCGGCGTCACGAGCTGGTTCTGCGGCCCCATCGTCTGCAGGATCTGCTCCTGCTTCTGGGCGATGGCGGTCAGCACAGAGACCTGCTGCTCCTCGGTGCCGCCGCCGAGGGCGACATCAATCTCGACGTCCATGTCGGCGTTCCAAGACCGCGGGTCAATCGGCACCCATTGATTGCGAAGGCGCACCACCCGCGCTCGGTCCTGATTTTCTACGACGAGCTTGAGAATGCCCTTGAACAGGGCGCGCATCCCGGTTTCGGAGAAGATCCGGGCGATCAGCTCAAGGTGCTGCTGCGCTGCGCTTACCGTCGCGGCGACCGCCGCGCGGGTGGTGCTCTGTAGTGCGTCGGCGTCAAGGCCCATCGAGGCCTTGCTCATGCCGGTGCGGGTCTCGCGTACCTCATCGAGATACCCAAGCATCGGGAACGCGGCCTGGCCGACGAACGGCACGGCGAACGGCTGGACCGCGCCGGCTTGACGCATACGGATGACGCCGCCCACCTCGGTGTTCAGCACGTCGTCCATGTTGACCTGCCCCTCGACCACGCCCACCCGCGGGTGGATGGCGAGCGACAGAGAGTCGAGCATGTTGCGCATGATCGCCGACTTGATCTTCTGCAGGTCGGCGGTCATGTCGAACATGGAGAGCCCGATAAGCGCGTGCGGCTCCGGGTCCGGGCAGAAGAGCGCGAACGGCGAGTGCGAGCACGGCTCGTTCATCACCATCTTGTAGCTCGGGCCGATGGTGCAAATCTTGCGCAGCTCCGAGATGCCGTCCTTGTCGTAGTCGACCCGGATGTAGGCCTCGCAGTAGAGCACGCGCTTGTCGTCTTGCGTGCCGCCCGGGCCATAGGACTGGGCGTAGGGGTTGCGCGCCAGGTACTCGTCGTTCGTGTCGAGCTCGTAGACGCCCATCTGCGCCTCGACCTCATCCTTGTCGTAGCCGAGCGCCACGAGGTCAGAGACGCGCATCATCCGCCGGTGCGCGACCAGGGTCGCGTCCTCGACGGAGCGCGCGCGTCGGTCGATCAGGAACTCCTCGGGCGGGATCGCCTCGATGCGCACCCGGCCGTTCTTGGTCTCGCGCTTGAGCTCGACCGAGTAGATCTGCGGCGCCGGCGGCGGCAGGCCCGTCATCGGGTCCACCACCGGCGCGCCCGTCATCGGGTCCACCGGCGGCTGGTACGACGGGTCGTCCATCGCCGAGATGGCGCTACCCACGACATCCGGCTCCGAGAGCAGCACCGTCAGCGCCGAGTCATCGAGCCCGGTGAAGTACTCGGTCTTGACCTCGACCCTCTCCTCCCAAACGTACTTGGCGACGCCGAGCGCGCCGCGCAGGGCGTCCTTGAAGACCGAGTAGCAGATCAGGAAGCCGTTGTTGTCGTTCTGGAAGATGTGGTTGATGTAGTCGGTCGCCTGCTCGGCGGACGCCACGTCTTCCGGGTTGCGCGGCGCAAACTGGACAATCTTCTTTGAGCCAAAAAAGACCTTCATCAGCGACGGCATGATGCCGTTGATGGTGTCGCGCACGTCGGTCGAGACGACCTGCGATCGCCCCTCCTCCTCGTTGCCGAAGGGCTCGCCGCGGTAGTATTGGATGGCGCGCGCGCGGACCGGGGAGAGCTCCGCGTCGATAAACGAGGTGGCATCCGTCAGCTCGCCGCCGACCAGCGCCTCGAGGTCGGCGTCGTCCATGGTCTCCACGAAACCAAGGGACTGCTCGCTCTGCTCGATCAGGGACCCGTCTGCTCTATACATGAAATCGCCACCCGTGCCGATTTTGGTCTATCCCCATTGTCAGCCCAAAAGGGCGCCAAACTCGGCGACCGTTAGCCGCACGAGCCACGCCTCGCGGTCCTTCACCCCGAACGAGAGCACGAACCCGCCGCCGTGCTCGGCGAGGCCGGCGCAAAATTCGACCTGCGCGCCGCGGAAGTAAAACTCCCGCCCGGCGTGCGCCGGCATCAGCTTGTCGTCGTAGCGCACCAGCCGGTGCGCGTAGTACACCCGCCCGCGCTCCTTGCGCCGCTGGTGTACCACCCCGACCCAGGCGTCGCCGTGGCGGATGATCTGCGAGCCGCCGGACCAGCCGGCCAATCCCGGGAACGACTCAAAACAAAGCTTCTCCCGCGCCGGCATCAGCTGGTACGACTCGGCCGGGTGGTGCGAGTACACGAACGAGAGCCGGTCGCCGTCGGCGCGCGGCATCCAGTTCTTCTCCATATCCCGGGCGTGCGGGCTGTGCAGAAACTCAAGCTCGTCGACCAGGCGGCCATCCAGGGCGCAGAGCGCCATCGTCGTGCGCACCCGGGGGCCGTGGTGCAGCCCCGAGGCCGTAAATCGCCACCGGCCGCGGAACCAAAAGAGCCGCCCGTCCTCTAAGCCGTCCCGGCACGGCAGCCGCGACGCCCGCTGCGCGGCGTCGTCCACGCGCTCGACCCGCGCCACCGACAAGTCATCGCCAAGGTCGGCGATGTAGTTGACCGTATCCGGCCCCGGGTCGTCCCTGAACCAGATCCCGTCCGTCTCGCCGAGCTCGTAGTTCACGGCGCGGATGAGGCACCGCAGCTCCCCGCCCGGGCCAACGGCCACCGACGGGTTGCACGGCAGCATCGGCGCGCACGGCACCTCGAGGCGCACGAAGCGCCCCGCCGGCAGCCGGTCGCTGAGTATCAGGCCGCCTTCTTGTCCAAAGGAGGCCGCGGCGCACCCTTCCCGCCACCCTTCGGCGGCTCCGGGGGCTGCGGCTTCTCGGGGGACTTCTTGTCGAGCCGGCGCTGGAACCGCGCCACGTCGCTTGGCTTTAGCATTCACGAATACCTCACATGTGGATGGTCGAGGGCATCGGCACCGCAAGGTCTTGCGTTGCCTGGGAGACCAATGGCGGGACCGCGGTCAGCACCCGCAGGTGCGGCAGCGCGTGCCACTCGAGCAGGATATCCACGGGCGTGTTCGCGGGCTTGGTGTACATCTGCAGCGTCGGGATCGCGCGTCGGCGGTGCCAGATGGCGGCCGTGCACAGCGGGTACTTGATCTCCCACAGGCTCGCCGATTCCTTCTTGCCCGGCTTGTCGGTGGTGCAGCACGAGTTCAAGTACACCAGGTCGCACCACTCGGGCACCTCGGCGCGCATCTGCGCCCAGCGCTCGGCAAAGTTATCCGGCAGGATGAAATCATCCTCGAAGATCACAAACTCCTCGTGCCCCTCGCGCCACGCAATCTGCCAGGCGATGTGCCACGACAAGACCAGGCACGTCGCGCCGCGGGTCACGAAATAGTCCGAGTGCATCGGAATCTCGGACTTCACCTGCATCGTCTTGCCGAAGATGCCGTAGATGAAATCCAACTCGATGCCAGCCTTCGCGGCCTGCGCGCGGGCGTGCTCGGTGCGCTCCGGGGTCTCGGAGAGCGTGATGCAGTAATACTTCACGCGATGCCCTCCACGCCGCGGTCCTTGCCAAATGCGAACTTGCCCGAGCGGCGCACGACAGAGCGGTGCAGGAAGTGCGCGTCGCAGAACTCGTCCACCGCGCGCGTCACGCCGGGCCACGCCTGATAGTCATCGCCGAACAAAATCCCGCCCTGGCGCAGAAGCGGCCAGTAGTTTGCGAGGTCCGCCTTGCAATCCTCATAGTCGTGCGAGCCGTCGATGTAAATCACATCCGCCACAATATTTTTTTCGGCCACCACCCGCGCCGCAATCGTCGCCGGCAGGGGGAGGGGGGTCACGCGCTCGGTCAGCTCAAGGTGAACCATGTTCGACAGGAACAGCTCGTGCAGCCGAGGGTAGCCCGCGTGCAGCCGCAGCGCCTCGTGCAGCCAGCGATTGTCGCCGTCGTGGCGCGCATAATTCTCGTGCGACCCGAGCCAAGTGTCGATGCACAATAGGCGCGCGTCTAGCCCCAGGCGCTTGCAGATCGCCATCATGTTAGCCGCCGAGCGCCCCTTCCACGAGCCCACCTCGATGATGGTCGTGGGGCGCACCGCCGCCAAGACCTGCTCAAACATCGGGTCATCCGACCCCCAGCCCTGCAGGTCGTGCTCGACTATCTTCGCGCCCGAGTACGGGTCCACCAAAAAGAAATCCCGCCAGTTCATACCACCCCCCGGATCTGCCGCTTGACCGCCTTCTGCCAGGTCGGCGCGTACACGCCGCCGCCCGTCGCCGCCTCCGACGCAAAGGTCAGCACGAAGGCATCCGCCACATCAGGCGACGCTAGCCCCCTGCGCTTCATGTCGTCCTTTCCCTCGAGGCGCAGCTTCCCGTTCGACATGAACGAGTAGCGCGGCGAGGATAGCTCATTCACCAGGCGCTCGTCGCGCGGCAGCTTGCAGTCGCGCGCCTCGAGCCACGCCTTCGCCTTGCCCCAGAGCTCCGCGCGCAGGTTCATGTACTGCCCCTTAAAGGCCGGCGACTCGCCGACGTTGATCCCGCGCGCCGGCAGCTTCAGCTCCCGCAGCCGGTCCACCACGCCCGCGCCAAGGCCGATGCTGTCCACCAGAATCTCGACCGGGCGGTCGCGGTGGTCGGTGCTCTCCCACTCGTGCATCACCGCCCCCGTCAGCGCCATCAGGTCGAGGCCCTTCCAAGTCTTCACCGGCGCCACGACCACATTCGCCTGGCGCTTGCAGAGCGCCGAGGAGTCCGCGCCGAAGCGCGCCACGTCGAGCCCCCAGAGCACCGGCGCGCTAGGGTTCTGCACCACGTCCCGGTCCACCGCCGACTGGGCCAACTCCAGCCCGATCAGCGTGTCGTCGTCCGCCACTGGGAACTCGCCAAGCACGCGCACCCGGTAGGCGTTGCTGCCCTCGCCGTACCGGCTCGACATCTCGGCGACGTACTCGGGCGACACCCGGGGCGAGTCGAGGCAGCTCACGTGCAGGTTCCGCCACTCGCCGGCCAGGCGGTGGAAGGTGTCGTAGAAATACCCCTGCGTCCGGGTGGGGTTGCCCAAGAGCAGCGTCGTGGCGTTGTGGCCGGACATCGAGCCGCCCGCCGACTCGAAGACGGCCTCCGATACGCCCGGGGCTTCGTCCACGACCAGCAGCACATACTCGGCGTGGATGCCCTGCAGGGCGTCCGGCTGCTCCGCGCGGCTGGTGCGCGCCGAGATGAAGGCCTCCTCCGGGCTCGCCTTCAGCTCGATGCGGTCGGACTTGATCTCGAGCAGCTCAGCCACCGCCGGCGGCAGTAGCTTGGCCCAGCGGCGGCACTCGCCGAAGAGGGCGTCGAAGAGCTGGCTGGCCGTGGGGGCGGTGACGACCACCTTGACGGGCACGCGGGTGAGCATGAACCAGAGCATGGCCCAAGAGGCCACGGTGGACTTGCCCGTGCCGTGGCCGGAGCGGACGCTGATCTTGCGCTCACCGGCCGCCAGAAGCTCTAGGAGGCTGCGTTGCCACGGGTCGGGGGTGACGCCTAGGACCTCCTCCACGAAGGCCACAGGGGCGGCGTGGTAGCGCTTGACGAAGGCAAAGTACGGGTTTTCAGAATTTTTCATGGGGTCCGTGTGGGGTTACGCAAGCGCCGACCCCCCGCCGGGGGCGCCCTGCCGGGGGGGGGTCGCGGGCAAGGGGGAGTTATCCACAGGTTATCAACAGGTTATCCACAGGATATCCACAGAGTTACCCACAGAAAGGGGGGAATGACCGCAGGGTGGTCACAATCGCCCCGATTTAACATAATGGGTGTTATACGCACTACGCGCCGCAACCCCTTGCGAATCAAGCACTTGCGCCGTGCGCGCACTTGCACATCGGCGCGCAGGTGCGCTCGACCGCGCGCAGATCGTCAGGCCGTGAGTTATCCACAGGTTATCCACAGAGTTATCCACAGGCCGGTTCAATGAGTCACGCGCGCGGGACCGTCGGCTTCGGTGTGTCATTCGTCAGCTTTTCAGGCTCTTGCACGCTCACGGTCCGCATCAGGTCGCGCACCGCAGCAAGGTGCAACGCCGTCGTGTCGGTGATGCGGACATCGCTCTGGATCTTGTTTCCCCACCGCTTCGGGTCCATCCGTTCGGCCAGCCATTGCCTCGCACCCATCGCAACCTTCGCGGCGTTCGGGTCGATCTGTTCCTGCTCCACCTGGTCAGCCAGCGCCTCGATGCGTTCAGCGTTCGCCAGGGCACGCGCAGTCCGCACCAGCTCGAACTTCTCATGCCGCGCGGGATCGGACTGAATCGTCTCCCATAGCAACTGGTATGGGATCTCGCTGCCCTTCACGAACGAAGACAGGCTGTTGCCCTCGGCAAGATGAATCCAGAGCTGGTCCCAGAAGGCCGGCGATTCCATGACCGTAAGCGCCTTCTCCCGCCTCGCCCGCTTGATTGGTGTCCCTGCCATCAGTCCCTCGTATGCACGAACGTGCTCACATCCTCAAGGTCCATGTCGTACCCATCGACCGCCACCACATCGAAGTTGCTGTACCGTCGCCGCGTCTGCTCTGGCCTCATCTGCCGCGTCGCTCGAGGAGCCGGACGGTTGCGTATCTCTTCAGCGTAGACCCTGCGCCAGAGCTTCTCTGAGGTCGTGAACCTATGGCCGCAGGTCAGGCACTCCCGCCGACGCCGCGCCTCGGTCGGGAACTGGTAGACCTTCACGACCTCGCTCGGCTTGGAGCACTTTGGGCATTTCATCTTTCGGGCAGCTGCGGCTTGACCAGGTTGAGCCAGTCGTCGAGGCGCTGGATGACCAAGAACTCGCGCTTATCGCCCCGGCACACAACCGCCGGGATCTCGTAGGGCGCACACGCAGCGGTAGCCTGGTCGACCCACTCGTAGACCGCGATGGACTTCCTGCGCTTGACCTCGAGCACCCACCGAGCGAGCCGGATATCAGCGCCGCCGTCTCTGGCCTGCCCCAGTATTCGATTGGTCTGCCACCCGGTCGATTCGGTAATGATCTTGCACACCTCTCGCTCGGTCTCGGCGCCCCGTTGTCGTTGTCGCAGTCCCATTTCAACCGTCCGCGGTCATGTAATGCGCTGGATGATACTCCGACCTTTTCCTTGCACGCCAATAATCTGGCCGCCTCGCCTCATCGACCGCATCCATCACGATGGCCGTGACCGCGTTCTGCTCGATGACCGCTCGG